AGCAAGTTCAAGTCCCATGTGAACCTGATTACGTATGGTGATGATAATGCGATGGGTGTTTCACCAGAGATTGCGTTTTTCGATCACACCAAGATTGTGGAAGTCTTGGCTTCTATTGGCGTTGTCTACACTATGGCTGACAAAGAATCAGAATCTGTGCCTTTTGTTGACCTGCAGAGTATCAACTTCCTGAAGCGTCGTTTTGTTTACGATCCTGAAGTAGAAGCTATTGTTGCACCTCTTGAGGAGGATTCCATTATCAAGTCTTTATTGACTTGCGTCAAATCCGATAGTATGTCGCCAGAACATCACATCATTGATATTATTGGCTCTGCTGTTAGAGAATACTTCAACTATGGTCGCGAGGTCTTCGAAGAGAAAAAGGCCATGCTTTCAGAGATTGTTGAAGAGTGCAATTTACATTTATATGTGAAAGACTCTACATTCCCGGATTTTGACAAGTTGAAAGAGGAATTTTGGAAGGCCTCCTCCAACATTGATGCCAACGCATTACGTGCACAAGCACTCACGTATTGTGGGAGATGCTGGTTTGAAGATTGTTTGTATCGCCATTGTGGTATGGATGATTTCTACCTGCGTTGCTCACATTGTGGACGCTGTGTTGATTTTGCAGAGGATGAATGTTGTCCATTGTGTGGTTGCACAGAGTACATGCCTTAGTGTGTAGGATAGTCTTGGGAGGACTATAAACTCATCCTGATGGGGCCTTGTGCAGGTCCAACTGAAGAAACCAAAAGCACACCTTGGTACTAGTTACTGCGATGCACAATTGATCAAACAAGTGTTATCGAGAGTGGAGTATCATTGTAAATCTACTTGGGCGTTCCCCAAAATCCCTATTTAGGGGTGAATTTGAGTTGATGTTCTATGTTTGATCACCATACTTTTGGTTTATGGGTGTAGGCCAAATTTTATATACTCACCTGGAAACTGTTTTAGTTGTATAGCCGATTCTCCCGGCTCAAGTGGAGAAAGGGACTGGTCAACAACCTACCGGGGTTGCAGTCATCTTAGACCCGTTGTCACTGATCATGCTCATCTTGCAGAGACATTGCCTCCACAGGCAGAGGTAACAGCATCTGAAAAGCTTGCACAGGTCGAAACTTCACAATCTGAAGAAATCGACCAAGAAGTTGTAAAGTTTCTTGATGAGAACGTTGGTCAGCGAACTGGATTTGTTTCTGCGATGGACAATGTTACATTGAGAGACAGTACTCCAGTCAATTCTGATTTGGGAGATTTTTTGAAACGTCCTGTGCGTATTGCAAGTTTCACATGGAATGAGTCCGATGCTGTCGGTACTTCACATGTTTTTACACCTTGGAACTTGTTCTTCAATGATACTCGTATCAAATACAAGACAAACAATTACTCTTTCATTCAGTGCGATTTGAAAGTCAAG